GCCGCAATCGCCAAGCGGTCGATAAACTCGTCCTGGCTCTCGCCATCACCCTGGCGAATTTCCGCAAGACCCGTCTGCCGAACCTTGCGGGTGATCCAGATATCGTGGGCGAATGTGCCGTTTTTGATCGGCACATATTTACGCCCCTCGACAATGATCTCGCTGACCTTCATGCCGCGGCGCGCCCTTACGCGGTCTGCAGCATGCGGTAGAGCGAGCCGTCCGGCGACAGGTTATTATCGACGAGGCACATGCCTTCGAGCGTCCAGTTGCCGTAATCATCGGCAATGAAGCCGAGATCGCCACTGGGGGTGAACATGCAATGCCACACCTCCAGCTCTAAGCTCGGCCCCTTCACCGGGTTGCCCTTGAAGCGCAGGTAGAGATCGACGGACGGATTCGTGCCGCCCTCGACGAAATTGTAGCTGTAGGTGCTGTAGGTATAGTCGACCGTCAGCGTATCGGTGGTCAGGATGGTTCCGCCGGGCAGGATCTGGATGCGCCCACTGGCCGCATCGACGGCATAATCGGTGCCGAGCGACTTGGTCGACGCGCCGTCATGAAGGGTCACGACGGAAATATTGCGATGCTTGGTGGCGTAGTAGGCACCCGGGAGCGGAGCGGTCGTGAGTGCCTCGCCGGTGACGGTCGAGCCGGTGACGGAAATGCTGCCCTGGCTGCCCATCAGCGCGTTCGCCATATTGAACAGGCTGTATTCGTCGCCCGTGATCTTGATCGTGTGGCTCTGCTGAATGACGGCACGGCTGTAGAGCTGGGACTGATTGTCCATGCTCTCATATTTTTCCTTCACACCGGCCTTGGGCGCGATGCTGAGCGCCGTGCAGTTGCCGAGATCGAACTCGCCGGTTTTCGACCAGACACCGTTCGAATAGCTCAGCCGGTCGGCAAAAATCTTGCCGCGGCCAAGCATCAGGTTGGAGGGATTCGGCGAGGTCGCAAGCGGTGCGGTCATAGAGTTGGTCTCCTGGGGTTAGGGATCACTGTGTCGCCGTCGCGTCGCCGCGCAGCGTCTCGTATTCGATGACGAAATCCAGGCCCACGGCGGCCACCTGGAAATTGCCTTCGTCGTATTGCCAGTTCAGCTCGTGCTCGTAGGTATCGAGGGCCAAGCCGCCGAATTGCTGGCCGCCAAGGGTGGCAAGCCATGTCAGGATGGGATCGATCGCGCCATCGGCGGGCTGACCGGTGGCATAGGCCACAAAGCGCAGATAGAGGCTGCGCTTGATGATCGGCCCCCATTTTCCGGTGGGCTTGGGGTCGATTTCTTCACGGAAAGGGAAGCAGGTGAGCGCGGGGAGCTGTGCGGTCTCGGTCGGCGCCATCTGCGTGCGCACGCATTGCGGCACACCCGCCGGCGTCCCCGTGTTCAGGGTTGCCACCACCGCCTCGATAATTTGCTCGCGGATCGTGCTCATGGTCAGTTCGTGCACAAGATGTGGGTGATGGCGCCGTCCGTGGTCTGGAGGCGCTCGCGGACCGTGTAAGCGGTGCCATCAACGGTGATTGACTTGCCCACCCCGCTGCTCGACGTGAGGCTGGGGAATTGGCTCGTCTGGAGCATGACGGTGATCGCCTTGTTGATCACCCCGCTGATGCGGAAATTCTGGAGCATGATGGCATCCGCATAGTCGACAAGCCCCTGGCCCGAGACGCCATCAAGGGACACGTTCACCGCGCCGATGCCGGCGAACATGGCGGGGATGTCACTGTCGTTGAAGAATGCGGTCATCTGCCCTCAAATTGGTTGGAGGCCCGGCTTGCGCCGGGCTTCCATGGTTCAGGTGTTATTCTGAGCCGCCTCGACCTGAGCCTCGGCCGCCGTGGACTTTTCATCCAGGACGATTGCCCCAAAGGCGAGCAGCTCGACGGTGGTTTCATCGCCGTCATCGAGCTTGATGGTCTGGCCGGGGGCCAGACCTTTCTTGCCGATGCCGGAGATATTGCGCGTAGCGCGGTAGATTTTCGTCGCCATCAGTTCACGCAGTTCTGGAACAGATAGCCGAGGTTGTTGCCCGCGATGACCTCGCAGACGGACTCGCCAACACGCACGCGCGTGCCGCCGCGCAGGCCGATATCGCTGTCCTGCTCGATCACGCCGGCCAAGCGCTGGCCCCACTCGGCGGTGAAGCCAAAGGTGGCCGCACCCTGCGGGCTGTAGAGAACCGGTGCCTCGTAATAGAGCACCATGCTCTTGCCCCACACGCGCTGCAGGCTGACCGCCTGGCCCTTCTTGGCGATGTTCACCCAGCCCTCGCCGACGATGATTTCGTCCAGCTCGAACAGGTTGGCAATGAACTTCTCCGGCACGATGCCGGTGTCGCCCGTGGTGCCGTTGTAGGCCTTGACGATGGTCGGATGTTGGGCGAGCTGCGTGAACACCGCCCGACCCATGACCGCCTTGTTCGGGCGGATGATCATGGCGTCCTGCGCCGCCGTGATGTCCTGGATCGGCGTGGCGCTGGTGTTGGTCGCATTCCACTGCGTGGCGCCCGTGGAATAGGTCTTCACGTTGCTCGACGGGTAACTGGCCGGGTTCATCACGAGGTTTGAAACGCGGACCTCGCGGTCGAGCAGCACCAGATCGGTGAGCAGCTCGGTGGAGCGGGCCTCCGGGTCGATGGGATAGACGCCCTGGGTGGCCTGCGCAGCGCGGGCGGCCATGATATCGTAGTACGGGATGGCGTCCTCGAGGCCGTAATCCTTGGTGCTCGCCTCGGTCTCGGAGGCGGTCCAGTCGATCTCGTTCACATCGCCCTTGCGGCCGACGCGGGTATCCGGGACGGTGAAGGCATCGCCTAGCGTGTATTGGCTGTATTTGAACAGCGGCGAGTCCACTGGCACGCGCGGCAGAACATCGTCCGCCACGAGCCGCTGATTGCGATACGCCAGGGTGATCGCAGTCAGGCGTGGTTGAATAATAAAAGGGGCATTGGCCATTTATGGTCTCCTGCTCTGCTGCGATGGGTTAGTAGACGCCGGGGATGATCAGCGCCTCGAACACGTCACCGGCCACGGCGGACTGGCGGGCAAAGCCGATGGTCCGATTGTTGGCGGTGGTCGTGGTGATGGCGTGGCCATTGGCGTCCGAAGTGAGGCAGTCGCCCGCCGCGATGGTGCCGCCGGCCGTGACATATGCGATCTCGGTATGGATCACATCGACGCGGTCACCCGAGGCAACCGTGCATTCCGTGCTCACCCCGCAGATCGCATCGGTGGCAGCCGCAGCCGGCACAACCTGGAAATCGGTCGTGGTGAACTTCACCAGCGTATATGGCGAAATCGCCGCACCGGCGTCATAGGTCTTGATCAGTCCGGGATTAGCCACGGCGCGCCTCCTTCTTCAGCTGGTTTTCGATGTGGGCGACGGCCTCGGCGGCGCCGACTTTGACGCCCTTGGCCGCCTGCTCGTCCTGGTAGCGGCGGGCGAGCACAGCCACGCGGCCGGCGTCCGCCATGGTGGCAATGGCAGCCTTCTTCGCCTTGCGCCCGCGGCGCTGCGGCTGGCTGTCCGGGCCGCCAGGCTCGGCGGAAGCGTCTTCGTCATCGTCCGATTCCGGGTCAGCACCATCGCCATCGTCGTCTTCTTCATCACCCGGCGCGGGCGCGGCCGCATGCGGAACATTCGCGCCGCGCGCGTCAGCGGCCAAGGCGCCGAGGCGCGCGGTCTTTTTCTTCTTCTCGGCGGCAAGAACGGCCACGGCCGCTTCGGGACCGCTCGTCTTGCCGTCGAATTTCAGGGTGGAGATCAGCGCCTCGTGACCAGGCAACGCCTGGCCCTCGACCGCCTGGATGCGCGCGCGCTCGGCGTCCGCACCCTCCTTGACGAGCGCAGCAGCCACATCGGGATGCTGCGCCTTGATGGTCTGCACGTCCATACAAGTCTCCTTGGGGGGTTGTGCCTCGCGCGCAGCAGCGCCGAGAGCGGTGGAAAGATTTGCCGCCTGCGCGGCCTGCTGGTTTTCAGGGTCAAACTCGCCGGCAGCAGATCGGCCGAGAAGATCGTCGAGCGTGGCCATGCCATCGGCGAGGCCGGCGTCAATCGCCTGCTGGCCGATGAAGATGCGGCCATCGGCCATGTTATCGAGCACTCTCTGAACGGACGCGCCGCGATTGCGCGCCACGTCATCGACGAAGACGCCATAGGTGTAATCGACCTGATCCTGGATCGTCTGGCGGCCTTCGTCGCTCAGCGGCGCATACTGACTGGCGATGCGCTTATATTTTCCGGCCGCAATTTCGGTGGTCTTGATCCCGGCCTGGGCCTCGGCGGCGCTGACATCGGTATGAGTGGACACCACACCAATGCTGCCCACCTGCGCGGTGTCGCTGCTGATGAAGACCTGATCGGCGGCGCTGCCGATCCAATAGGCGGCGCTGGCCATCGTGCCATCGGCCAGGGCGATGATCGGCTTTTGCCCGCGCGCGGCATAGACAAGATTGCTCAGCTCCTGTGTGCCGTCCACCGTGCCGCCTGGGCTGTCAATCTGCAGGATGATCGTCTCGACAAGAGGATTGCTGAGCGCGTCCTGGAAGTTGCTGGCGATCTCTTGCATGGACGTGCCGCCGGAAATCGCGGTCATCATGTTCATGCGCTTGGCCAAAACGCCATCAAGCGGAATCACGGCGGTGTTGCCGACGAGATCGTAGCCCCGTGTCGGACCGTTCAGCTTCACGCCACCATCCGCCTGAAGCGCGTTCAGATCGATCTTCTCGCTGCGGGCATGGCGGCCATAGATCGCGTGAACCTCGCGATACATTTCCGGGGTGATGGCCCATGGCGCGCGGACGATATCGTAAAGCTTCATTCTGGCGCCTCCAGGTCGGTTGCATCATCGTCGGTCGGCGCTGTCTCGTCTTCCGATCCGTCCACCGGGGCGGCCGGCTTTGGCGCGGGCACCGGCGCATTGAGATTGGCGGGCGTGAGTGGCGCATAGACAGTGGTGAGGCCGAGCTGCTCGCACAGCCGGTCTTCGCGGGCGCGGCGCTGCGCCACGCTGCGCCAGTCAGCCCCCGTGAGCGCGGCCGTTTCGTCTTTCCGTGTGGTGAGGTTCAGCTCCAGGCGACCCTTCGCAGCATCCACCTCCTTCTGAGGGTCAATCTGGCCGGGGCTGTCACCCACCCATTCGGAACCACAATAGGCCTGGCGGACCACGGGATCATCGAAGAAGCCCGGCGCATCAATCCGGCCCAGCGCAACGGCCTCTTCCAGCCACGCTTCGTAGACCGGCTGGCAGAACATCTCCGCCATCCAGGCCCGGCGCCCTTTGTAGAACCGCCATGCCTCCAGCAGCGCGGCGCGCGCCGCCGAATAGGAGGCGGTGAAGTGCTTGACCAGCACTTCGTAGGGCAGCTCCAGCGCTACGCCGATCTGACGCAGGATGGCGATGATGAACGGGTCGAAGGCCGTGTTTGGGCGTTTTGGATCCGCGAACTTCACGTCCTCGCCAGGGTTCAAGTCGAGGATGGCGCCCGGACCCATCTTCAGCATCCCGCCAGGGTTCTGGTTGCCTGGGTTTGGCGTTTCGCCGAAGTTTAGACCCTGGGCGTCCTCGCTGGTGACGAACACGGTGAACATGCTCGACACCACCGCCGCCGTAACCTCGGAGGTGGTGTAATCGCCGAGCTGCTTGAGCAGCTCGATAACCGGCGCGATGTAAGGAACACCGCGCGTCTGACCGGGGCGGCGCTTATCGAACAGATGCACCACGTTGCGGCGCCCTGTCTTTGGACCAAACGCAGGGATGATATCCCAGATGAGCGATGGGAGAATGAGGCCGCCCGGGTGGTGGCGCAGGACATGGTAGGCCACCGGCGCGCCGAACTTGTCCATCTGCACACCGCCAGAAAGCTCTTCGGTGTTGATGGCATAGTCCTTGTTGATGACGCGGTCGGCCTCAATGAGGTTCACCTTGGTCTGGTACGGGGAGGCCTTGGTTTTGATCCACGGCAGCGTGGCGAAAACGTCTCCGCTCTCGAACGCCGAGCGGAACGCGAGCGCTTGCAGGGCATAAAAGCTGTTCGTGCGCGCGGCATCGCAAGAGCTGGGGTTTTCGGCCCAGAGACGGAATTCGCGCTCAGTCTTATCCTGCCAGTCCTGCGCTTCGTCCTCGCTGATGCCGAGGGTGGCGGCGTCGATTTCGGAGCGCAGCACCATGCCGGTGCCCACGGCCGCGGTGGTGACAGTGTTCACAGCCCCCAGCGCAAGCGGGTTATTGCGCATGAGGTCGCGGCTTCTGTTGCGCAGCCAGCGCAGATCGTAGACCGTGTCGCTGTCGCCGGAGCCGCCGTAGGGCATCCAGTTTGCAGTGGCGCCGCGGTCGAACCGCGCGCCGTACCACTGTCCGGCGATGGCCATCTGCGCGCGATTCTTCAAGCGCTGGAGCGCACGGCCTGGGGCGAAGAATTCCACCACGCGGTCAATGACATTTGGCTTCGGTACGCTCACTGCGCGGGTCTGACGGGGGCGCGTCATCATACCGGGAACGGAGAGCCGCCGCCGCTCTCTCCCTCGCCATTGCGGATGCCAAAACGCACGCGGATGCCGCCATAGCTGTTGCCCAGGCGCGTGCACATCCGGTTCCAATAGTCGATGTTGTTACGAATTTCGGCCGCATTCGCGCGCGTCAGGGAGCGGCCGCCAATGGAATAGCTCTGGCCTGATGCCACGGCATCATCTGCCGCCATCCACGCCGCAAGTTTCGCTTCCGCTTGTGCCAGGGTGATCGCCATAAAGCGCGCCGCTCTCCAGAATCGCAAGAATATCCCTTATGGAATCGTGACGGCGCAAGGAAAGTTTCGCTTCACTCCCGCCCGCTACAGGATAACGCCGGAGCTTCTGACACCGCGCTGGCGGACTGTTCCGCCTGGCATTTGACCTGTCGCAAGTGCCGCTTGGAGCCTTCCCAGATCCCGGAACATCGATGGGTTGATGATCTGCTGAAGCGCAAAGAGCATCCCCAGGGCATAGACTTCGAGGTCGAAGGCCTCGTTTCGGCCAGTGCGGTGATATTCCATCTTCACCACGCCATTGCGCGGGTTCTTTTTCGTGACCTTCTTCTCGCTCGTCATCTGGTCGAGATATTGCTCCGGCACCCATTTCGGCAGGTGCATATAGCCCGGGCCAGGCTCCATGATCTGCAGGCGGGAGATGATGCGATCCTTCGCCGCCATGGTGGCGATCAGGAAGAGGCGGATATGGCTGCGCTTTGCCGTGCTCTCCATCGACAGACCCGGGCGCGAAAGATATTCGCGGCCTTTGAGGGCGAAGACGCGCTCTGATTGGCGCGGCTGAACGTAGTCGTACACAGCGTCCGCCTGGTCGCCTGAGTCGACGCCGAAGATGGCGAGGCGCATGGTGCGCTCCGTGCCATGAACCGGGAAGTCGCGGCGGCGCCAGTCATCCAGGCGCGCCCAGACGGTGGCATCAGATGACGGGTCTCCCCAGAAAATCTCGTAATCGACGAGCCAAGACTCCTCGCCTGCCCCAAAGGCCACAATCTTGGCCTCGACGCGGTCGCCCTGCACGTCCGCCGTGCCGATCAGCACAGCAGCAGCGGCCGGCGCGGTGCCGCGCGTGTGGTCTTCAAGGCGCTTGGCGAGCACATTGGCATTCAGGGCGAGGCCGATCTCCTCCCATGTCTCGGCCAGCTTGGTATTAGTCCAGGTCTTCAGCTTTTCCGGGATGTCCTTCGCCTTCAGGAACTGAGACACCATCTCCGCCCAGCTCATGAACGGGCTGTAGAGCGCATTGAGGTGGTAGCTGAAGGTCATACCATCGCCTGGCGCCGTGGCCTGCCACAGCCCGGCGGCGAGCATCTGGGTCTTGAACCGCTCCTCGATCAGCACGCCGCATGATTCGCACAGGAAGGCAGCCGTCTTCGGCATGTGCTTTCCGGCCTCGTCCCGGCGCCAGATGATGCGGCGGGTGCCGTCCTCGTCTCGCCACCTCAGCACCTGGCGGTGATCGCAATGCGGACATGGCACGAAGTAATACCGCTGGTCACCACGCTTGAACTCGCGCTCGATGGCCGAAATGCCCTTGATGGTCGGCGTGCTGGTGATGAGCAGCTTCTTCCGGCTCTGGAAGGTCTGGAGCCGCTGCTCCAGCAGGTCGAGCGGATCGCCCTCGCCGTCCACATCGAGCGGCCAGCGGTCGATCTCATCCCCGTAGCCATACCGGATCGGCAGCGAGGCCAGGGCCGAGGCGCTGTTCGCGCCCGACAGCATCAGCATGCCGCCGTCGAACTCCTTCACGAACATATTGTTCGCCGCATCCTTTGCCGCTGGCTTGGCCACACGCTCGCGCAGGGCGGCCGTGGCCTCGATCATCGGGTTGATGCGCTGCAGGACGTTTTTCTTCAGGTCACCGAGCGTCGGCATGACGAACAAGGCGGGCCCAGGAGCGTGGTGGATGATATAGCCGATCCAATTCAGGCCGTTCTCGGTCTTGCTCGTCTGGCTGGCCCACATCAGGACAATGCGCTGGGCCGGGTCATTGGGAGACAGCTTCTCCGCCGGCTCGCGCGAGTATGGCACCCGTTCGGTGCGCCATGGCCCCGATTCCGCTGCGGCCTTTCCGCTCAAAATGCGGTGCTGGTCGGCCCATTGCCAGACATTGAGGTCCGGCGGCGGTTCCCAGCCCGCCAGCCATGCCTCGGCGACGATCTGCTGCGGCTCAACATTCATTGTGCGGGCCCTGGCAGCTGCATCTTGGCCACTTCCAGGCAGATGCGGCGTACCTCATCGGTTAAAATGCGGTGGATTTCGTGCTGCTCGGTCAAGCCCACGATGAGAGGCGCTACGCGGTCTGGGACGGCCATGAACATATCGCGCGCGGATCTGGCCGTGTTGAAAATGACGCCACGGATCACTTCGGCGGATGCAAGTTTGCCGGATTTTTCGTCGTATTCGAGTTTTGCAAGTGCCGCGAGATACCGTTCCCGCTTGGCGCGGGCATCGGCGTAACTGAGCGCGTCGAAATCGACGGCGGCGGCCGTGGCTTCCATTTCCGCCGCACTCGGCTCTTTTCCTGTCTTTTTTGGCTCAGGCTTTGCCTTGGCCGGCGGCGATTTGCGCTTCGGATTGCCCGTGACGCTGTTGCGCGGCGCTGATTGATCGGTGTTTGCAACCCACTCCTTGTCTGCAAGTTGGGTATCTGCGATCCTTGGAGCGCCTTTGTCGGTATAGACTACAGATTTTGAAAGTCGGCCGGATTTAATTGCAAGGCGCACCGCTTCGCGGCTCACACCCCTCATATTTGCATATTCTTGCAAATTTATTGGAGTTTTTGAAACTTTCTTGTTCGTTTTGCTGGTGTTTTTTGCAAGTTGTTTCAAAGTTCACACGCTAACGGGTACCCGGACTCGCCGTCCCCCGCGGTCACCCGCCCCCGGAAGTACCTTAATTTGCACAGACGGCGAGCGGCGACCGCAGGGTGGCGTCCTCTGCCACCCAGGATCGAGACCTGCGCCTGCGCGCCCTGCGCCGTGTGCCGTGTGCCAGCACGCCGCCCGCGATGCCGTGATGTTGCGAGCATCACCATCATCACCGGCCAGCGTTGTGGATCACGGACTTGGTGATCTCCTCATCGAGGTACTGAGCAAGCAAGGGATCGCCCTCACCAATGGCCAAGGTCCGGAAGCCGAGTATGGGCTTGAGTGCCGGTCTGGGCACGAACTTGTAGAGCAGCGTCGTGTCGGTTTTCCCAGGGCCGCGCCGCTGGAACACACCAACTCCCGGAATCATGTACGTCCGCTCGTTGCCTTGCCACACCCTGCCCGCGCCCGCCGCCTTGGTGAAGTCACGCCGCATCGACCTAGTCTCTGCTGCTGTGCCACCCTTGATCGAGCGCCGCTGCGCGCGCTCCGCCGCCGTCAAAGGCGGTTTTAGGCCAAGCGCGGTGAACATGAGATTGCCCGGCACGGCAGCGTCCATGCTCGGGCGCGCCGGGTTGCCGGTGATCGGCACGGCGACATTCGCGCCAACAGCGGCTTGTTTTTGGCCGCCGAGTTCGAGGCCAAGCAGCAGCATGCGCGGCTTGGGCTGATCGATGCCGATTTCGCCGTAAGGCACGGCTTTCGTCACGCTGGCAAATTGGAAGATTTTCGCCACGCTGCGCAGGACGAGCTGTTCACCAGATCCGCCGCGCAGATGGAATTTCGTCCTGGCGTTCGCCTGCTCGCGCTTCTGAATGTCGAGCATCGCCCGATTGATCGCATTTGCCGCCGCATAGGCGATCTGCTTTTCGGTCAGCTTGGCGCGTTCTTCCCAATGCTTGGTGTTGAATTTCAGATCGATTTTCATTTCGTAAACCCTTCTTGGCGATGGATTTTCGATGCGCGGGCGATTTCAAGGTGATGGTTCACATCGTCGAAGGTGATCTCGCCTTCAGAGATTTTCACCAAACCGCGAATTTTGGCTGGCCTCGGCTCGTGATCGCCGCGCACCCACTGATAAACCGCTGTTTCCGTCACCGAGCAGCTTGGACCAAGCTCTCTTAGCCGCTCGGCGATTGTGCCAACGCCGGTTTGACGCACCCAGTCAGCGAATTTCGTGTCAGTCGAAACGCTCATTTCAAGCTACCTCGGCAGGCAAGCCGTCAGGCTCGTGCTCGATGATGAATTTTGCTACCCGAGGATAATTGCCGGAAATCCCGTGCCAAAGCGCTTCGCGGCGCGCCTCAATGGGAAGCGCATTATGGTCCGCCTCCAGCGTTTTCCATGTTCCGCTATCGCGCGCTCTTCGCCATTTCGCCAGCGCCATGTGATCGCCGATTTCCCACCCGTCGAAACGGCGGTCGATCACTCGCAAATTGCCCTCTACGCGCTGCGGCTGGGCGTCCTGCGGGACATCAATGCGCCAGGAGCCACCCTTGAGCCATGCCGTGGGCGAGAGCATCTCACGCCGTCCTGCGCGCCCGGCCTCGCGCCGTAGCGCGGCCAGGATGCGCTCCGGCGTGGCGCCCAAGCGCAGGGCCTTGGCGTAGGCCTTGCGGGCGTAATCGGGCGAGGTGCGGGCATCGGCCGGGTAGGTATCCCAGAACGTCTGGAACTCCTGCTCAGCATCGAGCGAAGCGATCTCTTCGCCCTCCCCAACGGGCGACGGCGCAGCCGGCGTCCCGGCATCGGATGGCACGGGGGATATGAGGGGGAGTTCACGAAGTGAACTCTCTACATCCTCCATCCTCCCTCCTTCCTCCTTCCTCTGGTTTG